AATTAGAAATCAACACACGGGGGCGACCCCGTGTGTTCCTATCTCGAAAGGTAAAACATGGGGAAACCATTTGACGTTTCAAAATTTCGCAAAGAAATTACCAAAAGCATTGACGGCCTCAGCATAGGCTTCAACGATCCCACTGACTGGGTTTCCACAGGCAACTATGCCTTGAATTATTTGATCTCAGGCGATTTCAATCGCGGCATTCCCTTGGGCAAGGTCACTGTGTTTGCTGGCGAATCCGGTGCTGGCAAAAGCTATATCTGCTCTGGCAACATCATCAAGAACGCACAAGAACAAGGCATCTTTGTGGTGCTGATTGATAGTGAAAACGCACTGGACGAAGACTGGCTCAAAGCACTTGGTGTTGACACTTCAGAAAGCAAACTGCTCAAATTGAGCATGGCCATGATTGATGATGTGGCCAAGACCATTTCAACATTCATGTCAGATTACAAGGCCTTGGCCGAAGGCGAGCGTCCCAAAGTCATGTTTGTGATTGACTCACTGGGCATGTTGCTAACGCCCACTGATGTGAACCAGTTTGATGCAGGCGAAATGAAGGGTGATCTAGGACGTAAACCCAAAGCTCTCACTGCCTTGGTGCGCAACTGTGTGAACATGTTTGGTTCATACAATGTGGGGCTGGTTTGTACCAACCACACCTACGCATCACAGGATATGTTTGACCCTGATGATAAAATCTCCGGCGGTCAAGGTTTCATTTACGCCAGCTCAATTGTTGTGGCCATGAAGAAACTCAAACTCAAAGAGGATGAGGACGGCAACAAGATTTCAGAAGTCATGGGTATTCGTAGTGCCTGCAAGGTCATGAAAACTCGCTATGCCAAACCTTTTGAAGGTGTACAGGTCAAGATTCCATATGAAACTGGCATGAACCCTTATTCTGGACTCACAGACTTGGCAGAGAAAAAAGGCCTGCTGAAAAAAGATGGTAACCGATTGATGTTTGTGACCTCTGATGGCGAAATCATCAAGTTCTTCCGCAAAGGTTGGGAGAACAACGAAGATGGTTGCTTGGACCGGCTCATGGCAGATTTTAAAAATCAGAAAGAAACGGTAAGTACCTCTGAGGAGGACACAGAATGACCGAACAAGTTGTCAGTGAGATTTGGGGCGAGCTAAAACGATATATCAACACAGTGGACCGTACTGAAGCAGCCGAAACAGTGGTACAGATATTGATGGACAATGATTGTGACGCTGAACAGATCAAAGAAGCATTCAAAGGCGATCGCGATATCAAGACAGCCTTGACCAGTTATCTGGACAACGACAAGGACTATGCCGAAGACGAAGAATCTGAAGAAGATTACAACGAAGACGAATGGGATGAGTAATGTCTCAAAAGTTTTTTCCTATTAAAACTGATACAGCATGTCAGTTAAAATGGAACTGGAGCACTATAAAATTTTACACCGGCATTACAAGCTCTTGTCATAGGGTCAACGGTGACCCTATTTCAGTTGATACGTTTGACCAATTTCATAATACACCAAAAAAAATCAGTGATCGCAAATTGATGTTGGAAGGCACTTGGCCTTCTGGAGGATGTGAATACTGCAAAGATATTGAAAATTCTGGTGGGTTTTCAGATCGCCTATTGCATTTGACTATACCTGATCAGTCCCCAATTGAGCTTGAAACTGATTCCAGTGCAGTTTACATTACACCAAAAATCGTTGAAATTTATTTTGACAATATATGCAACATGAGCTGTTTGTATTGCTGGGATGGATTCAGTAGTAAGATACAACAAGAAAATATTCGTCATGGGCCTTTCAACAAACACGGTGTTTTGATTGATAATGGAGCAACCAAAGTCAACAACATTGAAGAATTAACACAAAAATTTTGGGATTGGCTTAAACGAAACGGTGATAAAATTCGTTGTCTTCATATACTGGGCGGCGAACCGTTTTATCAAAAACAGTTTGAAACATGTTTGGATTTTTTTGAACATAATCCTTGCAGTCAGTTAGAACTTACTGTGGTCAGTAATTTGATGATACCTGATCTAAAGTTCCAAGACTTTATACAGCGCCTAAAAAATTTGGTACAGCGCCGGCATTTAGCAAGGTTTGACTTAACAGTCAGCATTGATTGTTTTGGTAAAGAACAAGAGTATGTGAGGTATGGATTAGATCTTGAGCAGTGGCGTCGTAACTTTGAATATGTAGTTAGTCAAAAATGGGTCACAGTCAAGATCAATCAAACATTGTCTGCTCTCACTATTAAAACAGTGCCAGAGTTGCTCCAATATGTAAATCAGTTTAGGACCATACGCAAAATTGGTCATTACTTTAGCACCACAGTGCTTACTCATGACTTTTTACATCCAAAAATTTTTGGTGCTGGGTTTTTTGACAATGATTTTACTCATATAATACGCAACATGCCTGGTGATACCCCAGAACAAATTACCGCGCAAAAATACATGCAAGGAATACAACAGCAACTCAACGTTCAATGTCGTAACCAAGAAAAAATAAATCAACTGGCAATTTTTCTTGACGAAATTGATCGAAGAAGAAACTTGAATTGGAGACAGACGTTTCCGTGGTTGGAAAGAGAAATAGAACATGTGGTATAGTCGCGTAGTTGCTGGCCTGGATGCTATTCCAGACTTCATAGCTCACTATGAACGCGAACTTGAAGAAGCCAAACGCGAATGTAAAATTGGTGGCCTGGTCGAACGCAACATCAAAGAACTACCTGGTCACACTGAACACAGATTCAATCAACTGCAAGAGATAGAAGCTGTGTTACAATACCTAAATATTCAGTTACGCAAAATTCGTAGAAAACATTTTCAGAAATACCTTGAAGCATATGCTCGCGCACTTACCAGTAGAGATGCCGAAAAGTATGTGGATGGCGAAGACGAAGTCATAGATTTTGAAACCATTATCAATGAAGTGGCTTTGCTGCGCAATCGTTGGCTAGGAGTGATGAAAGGTCTTGAAACCAAACAGTGGCAAATGGGTCACATTGTACGACTGCGCACTGCTGGCATGGAAGACATTCAAGTGTAATGTTCAAAGAGCTTTTGCCCAAATACGATCTGGTACACAGCTTTGTAGACCAGTACCAGCCCGCCAGTGTTGTGGACTGGGGCTGTGCCAATGGAAATTTGTTGGCCAGACTGGCCAATGATTTTGGCATAGAACAACTGCAAGGCTTTGATCCCAACAATGTCCGATACAACACAGTGCCGCCGGGAATATATGATTGCATGGTCAGCTGTGATGTGATTGAACATTTTGAGCCTGATCAATTAGATGCCACATTGAAATTGATGCAGAGCAAATTTCGAAAAGCAGCCTTTTTAATCATTGCGTGTTATCCAGCAAAGAAGCATTTGCCTGATGGACGCAATGCGCACTTGATTGTGCAAAACTGTGCCTGGTGGTTGCACAAAATACAAACACAGTTTGATCAGTGTCAACTGACCTGGTGGCAAGCAGCAGACTACCCCAGCCGAGCAGGCCCCAAACCCGAGCTGAGATTAATTTTGGAACGCAATTGAATGCAGTAAATAGCTGCATGAAAATTGTACTTGTAACCGGTGGGTTTGATCCTGTGCACTCAGGACACATTGCTTATTTCAAAGCAGCTCGCACCCTGGGCGATCAACTCATGGTGGGTCTCAACAGCGACGAATGGCTAGCCAGAAAGAAAGGCCGTGCATTCATGCCTTGGAACGAACGCCTGGCCGTGATCAACAATCTCAGCATGGTAGACGAAGTTTACACATTTGATGATAGCGACGGGTCGGCCAAGCATTTTATACAACAGGTCCGAGCACACTACCCCAACGCCCAGTTGATTTTTGCCAATGGCGGTGACCGCACTGCCAAGAATATACCAGAAATGGATGTTGAAGATTCCAACATTGAGTTTGTGTTTGGTGTGGGCGGCGAAGACAAAAAAAACAGCAGCAGCTGGATCTTGGAAGAATGGAAAAAACCCAAAACTGACCGAGCCTGGGGCTATTATCGTGTGTTACACGAAGTGGGTGACCATACCAAGCTGAAAGAACTCACTGTGATGCCAAAAACTTGCCTGAGCATGCAACGTCATGACCAGCGAGCAGAGTTCTGGTTTGTGGCCGAAGGTGAGGCCACTGTGTACACTCTAGATGTCAGTACAGACAGAGATCTCAAAGACAGCATGACTGTGCATGAGTCATGTTGGATCAAACGCAACGAGTGGCATCAACTGTGCAATGAAACTGATCAACCATTGAAGTTAATTGAAATACAGTTTGGTGATAACTGTGTCGAAGAGGACATTGAACGACGATGAACAATCTCATACCTGTGTTTGTGGGCTATGACCCTAGAGAAGCCATTGCTTACCATGTGTGTGTAAACAGTATCATACGCAATGCATCAGCGCCTGTGGCCATTGTGCCTGTGGCATTGAATCTCTTCAAAGATTATTCGGAGACACACACAGATGGTTCTAATCATTTCATATACACTCGTTTTTTAGTGCCATATCTAATGAGGTGGACTGGCAAAGCCATCTTCATTGATGGTGACATGATTGTGCGAGGGGACGTTGTGGAGTTGTACAACAGTTTGCCGCTGGACAAAGATGTTGCAGTGGTCAAACACGATTATAAAACTCGTATGCCAGTGAAATATCTTGGTGCCAAGAACGAAGATTATCCCAGGAAAAATTGGAGTTCGGTGATTGTGTGGAACTGTGCCAGTTTTCCCAATAGAAAACTCACTCCTGAATTTATCATGAAGGCCACAGGCGCTGAACTGCACAGATTTTCCTGGCTCGGCGATGATCGTATAGCTGAATTACCACCTGAGTGGAACTGGCTTCCCGACGAGTACGGCCCTAACCCCAATGCCAAGTTATTGCATTACACGCTGGGCACTCCTTGTTTTGCAGAGTTTGCTGACACGCCGCAGGGAGAAGAATGGCATCGTGAACGCATTCTTACAGAATATTGTCAACAAACACAGTTATGAGCAACGAGCCTGATCAAGAAGAATTGGCACCACTGCCAAGGTCAAAGTATGACATGGTGCCCAAAGAAATCTCAGATATCTTTGACGATATTTTGAAATGGCGTGTGGATCCCTGGAATTATTATTATGGAGTAACCATTGATCACATTGTGCAGAAATTGCATGATTTGAACAACGGTGCTGTGGCAGCCATAGACAGTGAATTTAGATACACTGAGAAAGGTCATATGTACGATCCCATTATGCAAAGTTTTATTCAAGGATCAGGAGGCCGAATCAGCACCTGGTCCAAAGAAGAAAACAATCTTACTCCAGTGGTACTGCGCGGCATAACCAAACGCAAACAGATGGATGCGTGCCGCGCAGCTGGTCGAAATTTTTATTACATTGACACTGGATACTTTGGCAATGGCAAGAAAAAAACTTACCATCGTGTCACACTCAACGATGTGCAAAATTTTGGACCCATTATTGAACGTCCAGCTGATCGCGTGGAAAAATGCAATATCACAATTTCAAAATTTCGCAAAGACGGCAGTAAGATTTTGTTAGCTCCGCCCAGTCAGAAGTTATTGAATCTCTATGACATAGACTTGGAGCAGTGGATGCAACAAACCATTGCCGAACTTAAACAGCACACTGACAGAGAAATTGTTATCAGACTCAAACAAGGTAGGTCTGTGCGTCAAAGCACTGACACCATGCAAATGGCTCTTGAACAAGACATTTGGTGCTTGGTCACCTACAGCAGCATTGCTGCTGGTGAAGCGCTGTTGTGCGGTAAACCAGCCATAACTCTTGGCCCCAATGCTGCCGGAATGTTGTGCAGCAATAGTCTCAGTGAAATTGAGAATCCGTTTGTGCCTACTACAGATCAAGTTGAAGCCTGGGCCAGGCACATAGCGTATTGTCAGTTCACTGAACCAGAAATGCGTGATGGCACAGCATGGCGGATTCTAAATGACCATTGATTGTGTTTCTTATGTGAGCAGTGTGGCCAATCCTAACAAGCATGGTCGCAAAATAGAGTGTCTAGAAGCCATGGCACATGGTGTGCTGGTGTCTGGCAAAACTTGTGTCATTGAGCGAGAGTACAAATACACTCCTAGCAAACTGGCAGTGATGTTGGGGTGGGCAACTACCAACACTGGCGGCCGCAACATTGCATTGCGTAAGCAAATCATTGCTGAACAGCAAAAATATGGCTATAAAACCATGTGCATCGATGCCAGCTGTTTCAAATATCTAGACAATCATGGCACTTACTTGCGTTACAGCATTGGTGGACCTTTTTATGATCGGGCAGAATATGCCAATGCCAACAGCGGACCAGAAAAATGGAATGAAATCAGTTCAGCGTTGAATCTGATCATGGAACCACCAAGATTGAAAAAATCAGGTTACATCTTGATTTGCATGCAACGCGATGGCGGGTTTGCCATGAAAACGCTGGACCCCATGGTGTGGTTAAAAAACAAAGTTGATGCAATAAGAAAAGTTACAAATCGAAAAATTTATATTAGGCCACATCCAGGGCAGTATAGTATGAAAGATTTCGAGATGTACACCGGAATCAATGGTAAAAGACTGAGCTGCACAGTGGTAGAGCCCACTAGATCACGGCTGATTGATGATTTGCAACATGCTCATACTGCGGTATTTTTCAACAGTTCGGCCAGTGTAGCCGCTGTGTTGGCAGGTGTGCCTATTTTTGTTGATGACAACAGTTGTGTGGCATGGGATGTTGCCAATCACGACATAGCCAGTATTGAACATCCTACTTTGATCAATGATGAGCGTTACCAATGGATCTGGAACTTGAGTGCAGCACACTGGAGTGATCAAGACGCTCGCAGCGGCAAAATTTATCAAAAATTTTTGCCTTACATCTGATAAAGTTCTACAAGATCTGCTGGTCGGGTGGAAGCAAACTCTTCAGGAGTGAATTGACTCCAGCACACATGATCCCACCAGTCGTCTCGGTTGGGAAAATCAAAGTTTTGAAGATATCGAAGATCACCGGTGAGCAAAGTGCTGATCGACAAATCTACAGTAAAGCCAGGAACTCCCAACAGATTGGCCTCAGCACAGCTCATGGTGCGTTCACCGACCACAGCGTGTGCTCGTTCCAATTGCAGTTTAAAATTTTGAAATCTAGATTGAGATCCAATTTTTTTACGCCAAACTATGGGCCCAGACCAATATGGCTCAATGGCACGCTGCATCCTGTTGCACCATTGGCTTAGGGTTTCTCCTGTGCGTTGAAGCAATAGTTTTTCCACTGGCATGGGCACCAGGATGTACTCTCCAGGCGTACGGCGCCAATTACCAATAGGCGGATCTGCAAATAAATGAGTTCTTGAATAAGGGCGCGATTTGATTTTGACATTGTGATGACCACAGTATGTTACTCGGCGTGTGGTACGTTTGGGTTGATCAGGACCCCAGTAACCGTAGTCAATTTCAATGTATGGACGGCCTTCAGCAATGTATTCTTTCAATGGTGACCACCAAGGAGCAAAGTGCGACACAACCAAGCAATGATGATCAGGTACCTGAGCCACACGATCAACGGTGACCATGCCTTTTTTACGCCATGGTTCCAGAGTCCAAGAAAATCCTTGAAAAAGATCCCTGCTCCATGCGTAGTGCATTACCAGCCCATGATCCAGTCATCTTTGACTTGGTCAAGTTTGATCATGCCCCAACTTTTCAGCAGATCTATGGCAGCAAATTGCCCATACTGTGAGCTGTAAGCATCATGAGGTTTTTGTTCAATCACAATCACTGGCCGGCAACGGGCCACAGTGTTTGCAGCACCTTGCAGCACACGATATTCGAACCCTTCGCAGTCTAATTTGATATAGTCTACATACTGGTAATTAAAACTGTCTAAGGTGCGCACTGTTGTGGTACCTTGTCCCATGCTGTTGGGATCAATGTGAGTGTGTCCAGTGTTGCCTTCGGTGATGTTCATGTTGGCCGTGGTGTTTTCATTGCCTAGAGCTACACTGTGCAGCAGCAAATTTGATGCAGTGACATTTTTTGTCAGGCATTCATGAAACATTGACACTGGCTCATAAGCAATCACTGAGTCAAAATGCTGGACCAGGCTGCGAGTCCACAACCCTACATTGGCACCTACGTCCAACGCTACTCTACGATTTTTGCAAAGCTGGATACTGAGATCTCTAACTTTGTGTTGATACTCGGCAGGACCACCTTTGTCTACACTTTTTTTCAACATTTTGGGAAAATGTGATTCAATGTCAGGGAACCACCAACCATAATCCTCACGCATCAACTGACTCCTTTAAAATTTTGTGTGCTGTGCCATTGCGCAGTTCATTGACATGAAACTGACCATAGGCCAAATGACAAGCCCATTGATAAACTTGATCTTGATCTGGCAACCAAGGGTTGTCAATGGTGGTTAAATCTCTGTTGGCCACTGGATCTGCAGCATTGCAAGGAGCAGTGATATAGGCAGGTACACCAGCCAGCACTGCTTCAGTGGCTGCTATGCTGTTGTAAACTACCACTGCATGAGCTGTACTCAGCAAGTCTACAAATGGCTCAGCTTCTCTAACTTGTCGATTCTTGTTGCGATGTCTGATCACAACAGGACGATCAGTGTGGGCTTTGATAGTGGCTAAAGTCTGTTGCAGCCAGTCACTGACAGTGGTGCCATAGACCACACAGGGTTTTTCTTCTGGCATCACAATGTAGATATTTTGCCCGTGTTGTCTAGGCTTGATTTCAATGTCAAATTGACGCCATCTGTCGTTGGGTCGACTCACAATGTCGCCGTGTTGAAAATTGTCAGGAACCACACGATGCCACAATTTCCAACCATTGGGGTTGTTAGGACCAGCACGATTGCCAAAGTATCCTGTGTCCATGTAAAAAAAATCTCTTTGATCTTGCCAACAACGTTTGACAATTTTATGTTTCATTATTCCACGTATGATCAATGGCTGATCACTGTCTTCGTAACGCCATGATTCTAACTCAGTGGGCCTAACGTTTTCGCCCTGAGCAAACATGTTTACGTATTCGTCAGTGCCATTTTTGCTGAGATAGATCCAGGTCATTGCCAATACGTTTCTTTACGTTGCACAATTAGATCTTTGGCTTTACTTTTGCCATGTTGTTTGCGTTTGCCTTTGAGATGGTCAATGTATGCACCCCAATCGCAGTTTATCAATGGATGTCCCTCGCCGTTGATTAGTCCTGCGCTCCAGTTCAATTCTTTCAACGTAAATTTTTGTCTAACACAGTCAAAAACATAGCTGTCATGCCATTCGCTGAGAGTGAAAATTCCATTGTCTGCATCATCGTACATGCGCTGGAATTCTGCAAGAAACTTTTGAATTTCAGCTGACTGAAGCTGTAGTCCATACAGACCACATTCACTGAATTTGTTGCTGCGTCCAGCATAACATATATCTTTGGCAGGCGGAAAGAAAGTTGTCAAGGCCAAGTCTGACATAGGGCTGTGACAGACCATGTCTGCATCCATCCAGATCAACCAATCTGATCCACAGTGTTTGGCTGCATGAAATATTGCATAAACTTTGTGCGCGAATCTCACTGCCTGCCATTTGAATGCTTTGCGTTCACTGCCAGGACCAATGTCACCATTGGCCTTGGGCACGTTGCGCCATTTGTTTTTGAAAGCTACCAGTTCACTGCTGGTGCTGTGAAAGTCCAAAACTCGTAAATTGGGTGCAGATTCAGACACCACACAGTTTTCGGCATAGACCCATAGTTCAATATTCTTAGGCCATGTGCTCAAAAAAGTTTTGATCATGCGTTGACCATAGGTATTGTACCCTTCGGTATTGAACGTGGTAACTACAGTGTATTTCATAGGGATATTTAGTGATCAAAACAGTGGCCTATTTTCCTTTGCAAGCAGCATTAAATTCCACAGCAGTGATGGGCGCGGTGTTGGATGCTATGCGTAAGCAAGGAATAAAAACAAAAGAAAATTCTCTTGATTGCGATGCAGTAATCATATGGTCAGTGCTGTGGTACGGTCGCATGTCTGCCAATCAAGCTGTGTACAAACACTACAGGAGTCAAGGCAAACCGGTGATTGTGATCGAAGTAGGAGCCTTGTATCGTGGCAACACTTGGAAAATTTCAGTAAATCATGTCACAAGAGACGGATATTATGGGCACACGCTCAATCTTGACCCAGATCGCCCCCGCCAGCTAAAGATCAGTTTGGCTTATCAGATGCAGTCAAAGTCACACATTGTGATTGCAGCACAACACAAACACAGTCTGCAAGTCAGTAACTTGCCCAGTATGGATCAGTGGGTATTGGATACCATTGCACAGGTGCGGCAGCACAGTGATCGGCCAATTCATGTAAGACCTCATCCAAGATCTCGATTGCACTTACCGTCATTGCCTGCAGGTATTACAGTAGAACAACCCAGATTGATCAATGGAACCTATGACAGTTACGATATCCATTTTGATTGCCATGCAGTGATCAACTACAATTCGGGCCCTGGCATTCAAGCTGCCATAGCTGGCAGCAGACCTGTGGTACATACCAGCAGTTTGGCTTATCCAGTTTCAGTAGACATGGCCAACATTGAAAATCCATACGACATTGATCGTGAACAGTGGTTGATTGAAATCTGTCATACTGAATATACACCAGATGAACTAAGAGCAGGCACATGGCTAAAAAGAATAGAGTCAGCATTGGCATAGTAGACTGTGCTTGTGTGATACACGGCACTGGGTACAATTGGATCTATGTTGATCATCTGTACAACATGTTGAATCGGTGGTTGCCTGGCGGTGTCAGACTGCATGTTTTTACCGAACAAGAACGACCAGTGCCGCCCCACATGATCAAACATGTGTTGGATGATTGGCCAGGTGTGGCTGGACCTAAAAAATCCTGGTGGTACAAATTGCAAATGTTCAATCCAGCACATTATCAAGGCAACTTGTTGTATTTTGACCTAGATTGTGTGATAGTGGCAGATCTATCATGGATCACTGCTCTGGATACAGCCTATTTTTGGACTTTGAAAGATTTTAAGTATCTGCAACAACCTGCCTGGAGTCACATGAACAGCAGTGTGATGTGGTGGAACACTGAAAAGTTTGCCTGGGTCTGGGATCAATTCAACCAGCTGGGTAGAGATTCGGTGATTCGCCGCTGGCACGGTGATCAAGACTTTATCAATGCTACCATTGACCATAATAAGAAAAGATATTTTGATGTTCGACGTTTTCATAGTTGGCGTTGGCAAGCCTGGAACGGTGGCATGAACTTTCAAAGTCGAAAACACAACGCACCTGGCCAAGGCACACGCATTGCACCAGATGTGTGTGCTTTGGTTTTTCACGGTCATCCAAAACCTCATCAAATCAATGATCCTGTGATTCAAAATTTTTGGCAATAGACAAAGCCAAATTGATTGACCAATGAGCAGATGGTGTAGTACAATGTTGCGATGCTGTACTTTGCATATGGAATGAATACCAACCAATCTGGTATGACCCAGCGCTGTCCTGGCGCACTGAGTATGGGTGCAGCTCGATTGTTAAATCACGGTTTTAGATTTGCCGTGCATGCTGACGTGGTACCCTGTGATGACAGTTGGGTAGACGGTGTGCTGTGGAGTATAGATCAGCATCACCTACACAGTCTTGACCGCCTAGAAGGCTATCCATGGTATTACGACCGCCGAGAACTGGCAGTACAACATCAGGGCCGCACTGTGATGGCTCACTGTTATATCATGCAGCCAGGTGTGGCCAATGCGCAGCCCACGCAACAGTATCTTGACACTGTGGTAGAAGGCTACAGACAACATGGCGTGCCCACTGATCAACTGTACAACTTTTTATATTCGTTGTAAATCTGCCACACGGTTGACTGTTAATTGTGGCGATGCTACAATCACAGCATGAAAGGAAAATTCAATATGAACTTGAAAGTCAAAGCTTTGTTGTTGACCCTGGGTGCCCTGGGTGGCAGTGTAGTGGCAGCCCTAGCCACTGTGGAAATTATAAAGATGATCAGTATTGATCTGCTGCCCTGGATGGGCGTAGGGTTTTTGATGATCATGGCCGTTTATGTTCTTTATAACATGATCTTGGGTCAGCTGCAAGACCAGGCCAAAATCCAGCAAATGATCGAAGAAAAATAACAAAAACAGTGGCAAAAAGCCACACAAAACGGCGGGTTAATTTGGTTGACCATTAATTCGCCATTTGCTATAATAGATGCATAGTAAGAAACAACCGCACACTAAAGGAGCCAACCATGAGTGCAATTCGAGTCATCAACGGTAACTACCGCGGCACCCCTGTCATTGACACTGTGTTTGAACTGGTGTCAGGTTTTCAAACTGGTGCTCGTGGCGGCTATGTCACTGTCAAAAACAACGGCATCTTCCCTAAGTGCCCTGAAACGATCCGAGTGCGAGTTGAAGATATTTCGGATATCGAGTACACTACCCCAATGACACAAGAAAACACTGTGAAATTTGAAAAGCCTGCGGCTGCGGCCGAAACTGATGAGCAGGCCATGGATCGTATCCGTGAGCGTTTTGAAATCCTGCAAGAAATGACCAAGGCCTGTGTCAGTGGTGACATTCGTGCCATGATTGTGTCGGGCCCTCCTGGCGTGGGCAAGAGCTACGGTGTCGAGCAAGAAATTGACAAGGCCTGTTTGTTTGACAAGCTGGCCAACAAACGACTTCGCGCTGAAGTTGTCAAAGGCTCAGCCACTCCCATCGGCCTGTATCAAACTCTGTACAAATACAGTGACTCCAACTGTGTGGTTGTGTTCGACGACTGCGACAGCATCCTGCTGGATGACGTGGCACTGAACCTGCTGAAAGGCGCACTGGACTCAGGCAAGAAGCGCAAAATTTCTTGGTTGAGCGAGAGTTCCACTCTGCGTCGCGAAGGCATCCCAGATCAGTTTGAGTTCAAAGGTTCGGTGATTTTCATCACCAACTTGAAGTTCGACACCATGAAGAGCCAGAAGCTGCGCGATCACTTGGATGCACTGCAAAGCCGCTGCCACTACTTGGATCTGACCTTGGACACCATGCGTGACAAGCTCTTGCGTATCCGGCAGATTGCCAAAGATGGCGTGCTGTTCGCAGACTATGATTTTGAGCCTGCTGTGCAAGACGACATCATTGACTTCATGAATGTCAACAAAGATCGTCTGCGTGAAGTCAGCCTGCGCATGGCACTGAAGATTGCGGATCTGCGCAAACTCAGTGTGATGAACTGGAAGCGCCTGGCCGAGACCACTTGCATAAAGGCAGCTTAAAATGGAAAAAATTGCAGTAATTGTTGGTGCAGTTGTGTTGGGTCTAGCAACGTTGGTATTGATTAGTTTTTTGCTGAGCTGGCCTGTGTACATGTTGTGGAACGGGTGCTTGGTGGGTGCTGTGGCAGGTGTTAGTGAAGTCACCTGGTTGCAGGCCTGGGGCTTGACAATACTGTGTGGCTTTTTGTTCAAGACCACAGTCAACACAAAAGAATGAGACTTTAAAGTTTTCCTGGGCATTCAAACGGTTGGCTCCGGCCCAGGCTTTTGACAGGCACTTTGGTGCCTGTTTTTTTATTTGTTCTTTTTGGTGGTTGTCCCAGTTAAATAAAACATGCCTTTTTGTTACGCACCATGGACCAACATTGATATCAGTCCGCAGGGCGAAATTTCTCCATGCTGTAAATTTCAAATGTCGGCGCATGACAGCAAGTTCAATGTTCAAACTCATTCTTTGACTGAATATTTTGACAGTGATTTTCTTTCTTCGGTGAAAGAAGCCATGGAACAACACCATTGGCCCAAAGGATGTGAGCGTTGTAAAATAGAAGAACAGCATAGCATACCCAGTAAACGGCTATTGGATCGTGAACGGTGGAGTCAACAGTATCAAGATTGGGATAAAAACAGCAACGGCTGCATTACCGCCAGCGTGGCCTTTGGTAATACTTGCAATCTCAAATGTATCACTTGCAGCAGTTACAGCAGCAGTAAATGGCACAAAGAATCCATGGCTATTGCCGGAGTTGCCCACAGCACAGTCAAATTTTATCAGAAAGATTTTGTTGACCAACTGGTCACTCATGCTCCCAAGTTAATTCATCTTGACATCCCCGGCGGGGAGCCGCTGTTGTCTGGAGTGCCAGATCAGCACAGATTACTGCAACATTACATTGATTCTGGGCAAGCTCAAAACATGACGTTGCATTACACTACCAATGCCACAGTGTTTCCTGACCCACAATGGTGGCAACTTTGGCAGCATTTTGCCAAAGTTGAAATACAACTCAGCATAGATGGGTTGGACAAGCACTACCAATACATTAGATTTCCTGCATCGTGGTCTACTTTGCTGACCGTCATTGACCAGTATCTTGCAATGCCAAAATGCAATGTAAACCTTGCTGTGAGTCACACCGTCAGTGCCTACAATATTTTTTACTTGGATGAATTTGTCAGTTGGTGTTCCAAAACAGGTTTGCCCGAACCTTGGTTGGGAAGAGTTCACAATCCAGTACACATGAGGCCAACTGTTTGGCCCAGGTTGACACGCGAAAAAATTATTGCTAAACTACGCAATAGTTCATGGCCTTTCATGCAAGCATGGATATCGTTGTTGGAAACCAGCGATGATTCGCAATGGTATTCATTGTTTTGCAGTAGAGTTAGAAAACATGATCAGTATCGATCACTGTGCTTTGAATCAGTATTTCCAGAAATGGCATCATGGATCCCTTGACAAGTCGGAAAACTCTTCCCATCATGGCCGAGTTAGAAACTCGTAGCCAGTTTTTTTGCCCGGCCAAATGGACCGAACTGTATCTATATCTCAATCACGGTACATCTAACAGTTGCCATCATCCCATTCCACATGTGATACCCAAGGAATCACTGTCTAATCCTGCTGCTTTACACAACACCGATCACAAGTTGACTCAGCAAAAAATGATGCTGGCTGGACAAAGACCGCCTGAGTGTCACATGTGTTGGCATATTGAGGATATGAATGACACTGTGGTCAGTGATCGAATTCACAAAAGTCAACAATGGCAAGACTATATTTCCACTCTGCAAATAGATGCAAACTTTGTACCCCCTTTCATAGAATTGGTTTTTGACAATTACTGCAATTTAGCATGCAGTTACTGCGATGCTGGCCAAAGCTCAACTTGGGCAGCCAAAATACATCAAAGGCCGTTGCACTTGGTTACTGATCACAGACAGTTATATAAAAAAATACACATAGCACCTGGGAGTACCAAATCAGAATATTTTGATGCTTGGATGGTCTGGTGGCCCCAGGTCAAAAAACAAATCAAAGTGATCAAGATCAGCGGCGGCGAGCCGCTGATCAGTAAAAACTTTTGGCAGTTTGCCAAAAAATTTGAACCAAATGATGCGTACCGAGTAGATATCAACTCCAACCTTAGTGTTGATACTGCCTTGATAGATCAATTTATTGATGCCACCAGCAATCTGCCCGCCGCTGGTATTGGTGCCAGCATTGATGCAGTGGGCGACCTGGCCCAGTATGTTAGGCAGGGGCTTGACTATGAACAATTTTTGATCAATGTGGATCGTTGGTGTAAAAGCAATCACACTCAAAATAAATTGTGGTTGCAGAGCACTATGAACATTCTTAGCATATGGGGTCTTGTTGACAAATTAAATCTTTGCCTAGAACTGCGAAAAAAATATCCCAGCAAAATGGGCACATTGTACACTACAATTGTACGGCACCCTGAGTTTCAAAGTGTACTGCTATTGCCGTTGCCAATTAGACAGCAACTCCACAACCAGCTGTGTGATTGGTTAATTGCCAACCAACAACATCTCACGACCAAAGAGCGTGACATGGTTGCCCGCACCAGTGCCTATCTAATTTCAAATCCAGATCATCTAAGAGGCTTTGATATACAACAGTTGACTCTTGACTTCAAGGCATTTTTGCAGTATTATGATCAAACAGCCAAGCAAAGTTACAAACAAATATACCCACACCAGTTCTGTGAATGGGTTGAATCTATATGAAACAAGCTACCATAGTCATACGTGACGAAGTCAATATCAAGATAGAAGGTCTGGATCTTGACATGCGCCGCAGACTGGTCACGGCGTTCAAATATGATGTACCATATGCTCGCTACTTGCCGGCAGTGCGACTGGGTCGATGGGATGGCAAGGTCAGTTACTTTCAACTGGGTGGATCTACATATACCAACCTGCTGCCTGAAATATTGCCCTTGCTGGAGCAATACAATTGGGATGTTGAACTAGACGATCAACGTGATTACTCAGTCACATTTGACTTTGAATTGGTAGAAGAAAATCGCTGGGCATACAAAACATGGCCCAAAGGACATCCTGCCGCTGGTGAACCTATTATGTTGCGGGACTATCAGGTAGAAATTGTCAACAACTTCTTGCAGAATCCTCAGTGCATACAAGAAGTGGCCACAGGTGCAGGTAAGACCATAATGACTGCTACCATGAGTGCCTGTGTAGAGCCGTATGGCAGATCAATTGTGATTGTACCCAACAAGAGTCTGGTGACACAGACAGAAAAAGACTATCGCAATGTGGGGCTGGATGTGGGCGTTTACTTTGGTGACCGCAAAGAACACGGACATCAGCACACCATCTGCACCTGGCAAAGTCTAAATGTTCTGTTGAAGAACACCAAAGCAGGCGTAGGCGAAGCCACCATACAGGACTTCATTGAAGATGTGGTCTGTGTGATTGTGGACGAGGTGCACATGGCCAAGGCTGATGCACTGAAAACCTTGCTCACAGGTGTCATGGCCAGAGTGCCAATTCGCTGGGGTTTGACCGGCACCATACCCAAAGAAAAATTTGAAAGCCAGTCCTTGCTGGTTAGTTTGGGTCCTGTGATTGGCAAGTTGAGTGCCAACGAACTGCAACAGCAAGGAGTGTTAGCTCAGTGCCATGTGAACATTGTGCAACTACAGGATCATGTTGAATACGCCAACTATCAGAGTGAGCTTAAATATCTGCTGGAAGAGTCAGGGCGTCTAGATGCCATGGCCGAGCTCATAGAGCATGTGAATCAAACTGGCAATACCTTGGTGCTGGTGGATCGTGTGGCAGCAGGCACAGCACTGGTGTCACGACTAGGCGACCGTGCTGTGTTTGTATCCGGCGCAACCAAGGCCAAAGATAGACAGGACGAATATGATGAGGTGGCAGAGGCAACAGATAAAATCATTGTGGCCACATATGGCGTGGCCGCAGTGGGTATCAACATCCCCCGTATTTTCAATCTTGTGCTTGTTGAACCCGGCAAGAGTTTTGTGCGAGTCATACAAAGCATTGGGCGGGGAATCCGCAAAGCCGAAGACAAAGACCACGTGCAAATCTGGGACATAACCAGTACCTGCAAATTTGCTCGAAGGCATTTGACCAAACGCAAGGCCTACTATCGTGAGGCCAACTATCCTTTTAGTCAGGAAAAATTAGAATGGATGATTCAAAAATAAAAATTGCTGTGTGTGGCGATAGTTTCTGTGCAGCCAGCAATGTCGATCTGGCCAAAACTGGTACAGGTCCTCGAGCTCACTTCAGTCACATACTGGAAGATCAGTATGGATACGAAGTGTTACATTTGGCGCACGGTGGTTTCAGCAACACTGGTATCATGTTTCAAATTCAACATGCAGTGCAATCCAACGTTGATGCAGTGGTCTACAACAAAACTTGGGCCAATAGAGTTGAAATCGTGCTCAGAGATAATCGTTTTCGTCCTGAAGCAGGCCTTAAAAATTTTGTTTACTTTGACTTAGGCATGCCATCAACTGGACAACCTTTTGTTGGTGACAAAAACTCGCCAATTTTTTCCACGGTCTGGCAAGGCCTGGAAGAAAATACCCTGTTGAAACACAGAGAAGAACAGTTGTTGGCCGTGAATTTATATCTCAAACATCTGTTCGATTACAATTTACAAAACACTATCGACACATGGTTATTTGAATACTGGTATCGGATCATGTTAGATAACCAAATATTGCCGCTGTGTTTTAACGATGCAGATGTAGGCAAAGTGGCTTATGACTTTTCAGAAAAAGATCGCAACTATGACACACCGTTTCACACTGATCGAGCCACTCAAGAAACTGTGGCCGCCAACATACATGTCAAAATTCAAAAACATCTTGACAGTTTGAAATAAACCATCTATACTTGCACTATGAGAATATTGACATTAGACAACACTCACTATGATCTAGATCATTTGCCCGAAGAAATCGACGATTTACGATTTGCCATACTAGACAACAGCAATCCAGCAGATCCAGATTATCATTTTATTCCTTTGATTTTTTTAGAAAGCTTTAACGCACCTGCCCTGGTACTGCGAATAGGCACCACTACCATAAAAATGCCCATGGATTGGCAAGTGCTGATTGGCGAACCCGACGTTGGTGACTTAGAAGTGTTGCCCTTGACATCCATCAATGATCGTGGATTTCGAGTTTTTCAATTCAATCCATTGACCAGTTATCGCCCCAGCTTTCCTGACATTGAAATTTTAGATGTGTATCATGAAGTGTCGTGGTATGCGCCCAAGCTGAAAAATGGACAGATGCTGGCTGTGCCCATCAACAATGATCCAGAACCAGACTGTGTGTATTTTGTCAAAGATGTCAGCCGCAACTGTGAGATTGTCAACTACAATAAAGCCTGGTAATGTATACTGAACCACAAGTTTTTGAAATGATCAATCGACTGGTGCGTATCTATCTAGAAAGCTATCCCGATGATCAGGATGGACTAGAAAGATTTTTGCGTTGGGCCCACAGTCAGTATGGATATAGCTATGGGCAGTCTTAAACCAGGTGCCACATACATTTACGAACGTGCCAATGGTCGTATCTATGCCAGAGAGTTTGGATCCACCCAGAGACAAATTGTGGGTTATGACAGTCAAGTGCAAGAGACCAGAGAGCGCAGATACTACATGAACCATATCAACCATGTGCTGTTGATGTGCGAATCAGATCCGGCCATGCGCGAGTTGCTGGAACAACTGTTTGTGCTGTATAATCTAAAGAAAACTCATGAGTGATCAACTGAACATTGGGAACGAAATGCGTATGTTTGATCGCAAGGTCAGAACATTCTACGACGATCTTACCGAAGAAGAACGCAAAAAATTCAGCCCCTATCTCATGATAAGGTGGGGTTCGTCGGTGGAAGGCAGTAGGGACTTGCAAGAGTTTTATGTGATTGCCACCAACCAGCTATTGAACAAACACTTCTTTGATATCAACACTGCTCGACACAAAAAACTACAGTGGTTGCTGGCAACCACTGTGAGTCCGGATATGGGCACTCACCGCCATACTTGGATCGCCACAAAGAAAAAAGAAAATGCATCAGGTGAAAAACGCAAAGCACTGCAACAACTGTTCCCTCATTACAAAGATGATGAAATTGAAGTCATGATGAACATTGTGACTCAAAAAGAAATCAATGAGTATAGAAAAAATCTTGGCGAAGATGTCAAATGAACCATCAGTGTCAGTACTGCAAAAAAACATTCGTCAAAGAAACGTCAATTGCAGTTCACATGTGCGAGCCCAAACGTCGACGGCAAGAGCGCAGTGAACGCGGTGTAGAACTGGGATTTAGGGCTTACATTAGATTCTATGAGATTACTCAAGGGTCGGCTCGACTCAAAACATTTGACGACTTTGCTGACTCTGCATACTATCGTGCATTTGTGAAATTTGGAAGATACTGTGTGGATACCAGGGTGATCAATCCACAACAGTTTCTTGAATGGTTGTTGAAACACAACAAAAAAATTGATCATTGGGCGTCAGATCAAATCTACACTGAATATCTGCTGACCTACTTGCCATTGGAAAATGTAGCTGACGCCTTGGCACGTGGCGTAGAATTCAGCATGGACTGGGCGGAAAAACACAGTGCTCAATCACATCATTGTTTGAGATATGGTAGTGTTCCTGCACTGTGCTATGCTATCACAGCAGGCCGCATCTCGCCCTGGATCATTTATAACTGTGAATCGGGACAGCAATTTTTAAACTCATTGACATCTGACCAAGTTGCAATGATTTGGTCTTACATAGACAGTGATGTGTGGCAAAAGAAGTTTGCAGACTATCCTGCAGATCAGGCCTACGCACAGGAAATTTTGACCAAGGCAGGTTGGTAACATGATGACCATTGCACTGTTGACGCTGGTGTTTTTGAACATTAAGCATTGGTATGTGGATTTTGTAGATCAAGATCCGCAAGAGATTGCTCACAAAGGCCAGTATGGACATTGGTTGGGCATCCGACACAGTGTCAAACATGGTATTGGCACAGCAGTAGCTGTGGCTCTGACCTTGGGCCCAGACATGTGGTTGGTCAGTGTGATGTTGGGCATGTTTGAAAGTGTGATTCACTATCACATTGACTGGGCCAAAATGAACTGGGGACAGCGTGATACCCGCCACCCCAGTTTCTGGGCTCATCTTGGATTGGACCAGATGGCACACCATTTGACTTACGTGGGCATCGTTGCTATAATTGTGCTATGATCAAATCTATTTTGCAATCAGGAAGGTATCTCACAGTGACTGGCAACGGTACCTATCCTTACATCAGCAATAACGGCAACAGTCTGGGCACAGGCAATATGCGATTCAACACTCAAACTCAAAACGTCGAAGTCTATGATGGTAACCAATGGATCACGTGTAGCACTGGTTCTGTGTCAGTGGGTCTCAACGGCGCTGCTGAGTCGCTGTTGGACTGGGCTCGCATCAAGCGAGATGAAGAATCACGCATTGTGGCCTTGGCTGCCAAGCATCCCACAGTGGCCGATGCTCTTGATGCAGTAAAGAAAGCACAAGAACAATTACAAATAGCAACCATACTGTGTGAGACCAATGAGCGCTGACATTGACATTGATGTACCCAACAGAGATGCTGTGTTACAACTCATACAGCATGTGCCAGCACGTCTTGGCAACGGACGCAGGCACAATTCTGGCGTGTATGTCACTGAAATTCCCAGAGACATTGTGAATGGCTGTGCAGCCATAGATCATGAAGCAGCTGAAGCCAGGGGCTACTTCAAGATTGACTTGCTGAATATGACTGTGTATCAGTTGATACGTGATCCTGCGCACTATGATCAACTGCTGGCACAGGAGCCTGTTTGGTCAAGACTGTGGCTGGATCCTGAGTGGGCCCGGCAGCTGGTGCACGTTGGAAACTATACTGATTTGTTGGCCATAATGAAGCCAGATTCAATTCCCAGAATGGCTGCTTTTATATCTATTATTCGCCCAGGCAAGGCACATTTACAACGCAAACCCTGGGCCGAAGTTTTTGCATCAGTGTGGGATGGCAATGACACTAGAGGTTACACGTTCAAAAAGTCACATGCTGTGAGCTATGCTGCTCTGGTAGCGCTGCACATGAACTTAATCCATGCGCCTGACCAAGGTAATTGATTTTCTTTTGCTTTTTTTCTTGGCAATGTCCTGCAGGCTGCACACTGGGCCGTGCAAAATTTCCAAATCTTTGTTGCTGAACGTTCGCAGGGTAAATCTAAATCTATCCCAATCGCTGCGCAAAAAAATGTTGATGGGTATAGATCTGTTGCTTTCCCACCACCATTGACTGGCCAGTTCTAAAAACAATACTTTTTCTTGTTGGTCTATCACAGAACCAAAATCATAGATTGTGGTCACAGTGTCATCTTTGTTTTGGATCACCCCTACATATTCAGCGTTGGCATAGCTGCACAATGTAATAAAGGGATATTTTTCAGCCAGTTTATCAAAGATTGTATTGCCCATAAATATTGTTATTCGAGAATCCTATGTACTCAACTACCGTTTACTTATACCAACAGATAACCAAAGTTTTGTTAGTTGACACCAGCGGTGGGTATTTTCAAGCGAGGTATGATCCAGTGTATGCAAAATCTCTAACCATCAACAAAGGTGTAGACAACGTACTGTTGTTTGAATTTATAAATCAAGAACAAAAGCCAGTGAACATCACTGGATCCACTTTTGTGTTTAGACTGATGAATCAAACTGGTGATAAACTGTTGTTGGAAAAACCCATGACCAGTCTAAGCAATGCATTGGGCAGAGTAAAAGTAGTGTTGGATACCAATGACACCATTAATTTGGTAGCACAACCAGCCAGCTATTCTATTCAGCGAACATCTGGAGACTATGTTCAGGCTGTGTACGTGGATGCCAACAGTCAGGCTCGAGCTGACGCCAATGTGGTGGACAGTGTTTTGCCACAGTTTATACCCAGCAAAGCCTTGACCATTCCTACCATCTACGGTAAAGCACAGCAGATTGTGCCTGGGCCCACCAATTGGCCTGATTGGGCATTGTATCCTCAACCTGTGAACACCACACAGTTGACTGAATTTTACAGCAGTTTTATTGATACTTCACAACAGAGTCTTACCACAGTCAAAATGGACCTAGACCATTTCACCGGCACTGTTAAATTTCAAGCAGCACAAGACTATGAATCTGTATGGTACAACGTCACACCCAGCTATGATTTTCTTGATGAAACCAGCTCACAGTACTTCAACATAGAAGGTTTTCATCCTCTAATTAGAGCAGCTTTCAACAACAGTCAAGGGTTCGGTGCACAGGCCACAGCTCAAGTCAGCGAAGACGGTGTGGTCACTGGTATTTCAATTACCAATTCTGGGCAGGGGTATGTGGCCGCACCCAAAGTTCAAATCCTGGGCAATGGTAGTGGTGCCGAAGCTGTGGCCACTATTGGTGCTGATGGCAGTGTGTCAACCATTACATTGACCAATGGCGGATCAGGCTATTTGCCAATTCAATATCAAGGCACACAACAAGCCACTGTTTTGATAACCACAGGTACAATCACCAACCTCCAATATCGTTGATCTGCTGTGGACGATATTGTATAATAGCTAGATGCTTGACATCCTGACGTATCTGCCAGCCCGACGCAAACAGACTCCGTCAGGCTGGATCAGTTTTAATTGCCCGGTTTGTGACGATCGACGCACACGAGGTGGCCTTAAACCCAGTGACACTGGCTGGAGCTACCATTGTTTTAACTGTTCCACCACTGCTAGTTTTGTTCTGGGTCGAGGTCTAGGCCATCGAGCTAGAAAACTGTTGTCAGCACTGCATGTGCCTGAGCAAGAAATTGACCTGCTGAATCTTGAAAGCATGCGGCACCGCAGTGTGCACGGTATCTTGGACGAACGTGCCAAGCTGGCCAACCAACTCAGTGCCATTGAGTTTGAAGAAATGGATGACTTTCCTCCAGGCAGCGAAGTAATCACTCCTGAACTGGTCAAGTATTGGCAGTATTTGAGAGACCGAGGCGTGCCTGAAGACTTTCCGGCCATGACTACCATACGCACTGATGGCGTTCACTGGGTGCGTGAACATATCACCATACCGTTTACCTACGATGGTCGTGTGGTGGGATGGACTGCTAGAATGCTGGATCGACGTGCACCCAAGTTCATCAGTCACGCACAGCCTGGCTATGTGTTTGGCATTGATTTACAACCCAACAACTGGCAACATGTGTTGGTCATGGAAGGCATCTTTGATGCCCTCAGCACCGGTGGCGTGGCCGTGATGCATAACACCATTTCAGATGCACAGGCCAGGCTGATACGCACCTTGGATCGTGAGATCACTGTGGTCCCAGATCAAGACAAATCTGGTATTGAATTAATTGATCGTGCTGTGGAACTGGGCTGGGCAGTGAGCATACCCAACTGGCCTGACTGCAAAGATCCCAACGATGCTGTGCGAAAGTATGGACGCTTGGCAACACTGCTAACTATTATGCAGGCACGTGAAACCAGCCGTGTCAAAATTGAATTGAGAAAGAAGCAGTTGCAAAAGCAATGGAAACAGTAAGAAAAATAGATTTTTTTGGCGGGCTACATGGCAATTATCTTGAACTAGTGGTTAACTATTTCATTGATCAAAACAATACCTACGATATTGCTTTGCCACAGTTTACCAGTCTTGGTGCCTGTCATTTGAAAAACAAAAACACCTCTTACGTGCCCATTACTCGAGCTGGACACTTCAGCAGTGGACGTTACCAACAGCCATTTGATCATGATGATTTTGTAATTCGCATAGTGCCAGAAGAACATGATTTGTTGATTGGAATCACCAATAGTTTTCTAAGAGCCGGAGACCAGCACTTAGATTTACAACAGTTGCAGCATGACACTCACAAAAAACTTTCAGCTTTGCCCAAACTGTCTTTATTTTTAAAAACTTTGATTTTGAACCATGGAGTTCAGCCTCACTACCCCAAATGCATTTTAAGAAAATATTTTTATGCAATGTTTGATGATTATGAGCACGGTCTAGGAATGTTCACCAAATGGCAGCCGGCTCACAAATTTCACAATTTCAAATTTCGTAGTTTTTTCACCTTTTCAGATTTTTTTGAAAGTTTACAAAAGCTTGCAAAGTTTGTAAACATGGAGTTTGTACCAACACCGCAGCTGATCACTCTGCATCAAAATTTTTTGGCTGTCAATCAAGGGTTGGCAAGTGAGGTCAAGTGCCAACAAATAATTGAATCTATTGTGTGTGGTAGATCACAGTGGATAGATCTAAACATTTTAGAAGAAGCATGGATAAATTACAAAATATCCAGAACGTTCAACTTATACCAACTGCCTGAGTTAGAAACAAATAACTATCCTAATAACACAAAAACAATTTCTGATATTTGTTATTCAAAAGGAACGATGTGCTAAAAGATTACTCTGTTGACGTTCAACGATTGTTTTTGGAAATGATGCTGGAGGACGCAGCCAGTTATGTTCGTGTTCAAAACATCTACAATCCAGACAACTTTGATCGCAGTTTGAGATCTGCGGCCAAGTTTATCAAAGAGCATTCTGATCAGCATAAAACGCTGCCGGACCGTACACAGATTTCGGCCACCACTGGGGTGAAGTTGGAGCCAGTGCCCGATCTCAACGAAGGCCACTATGAGTGGTTCATGACTGAGTTTGAAGCATTTACTCGACGCCAAGAGCTGGAACGTGCCATTCTCAAGTCGGCAGACCTGTTGGAAAAAGGCGAGTTTGAGCCTGTGGAAAAACTGATCAAAGATGCTGTGCAGATCAGTTTGACCAAAGATCTTGGCACAGACTTTTGGCTGGATCCTGAAGGCATGTTCAGCAAATACTTTGATGCTGGCGGACAAGTCAGCACAGGCTGGGGACAACTGGATCGGCTGCTGTATGGTGGATTCAGCAGAGGTGAACTCAATATCTTTGCCGGCGGTTCAGGCTCAGGCAAGAGTCTAGTGATGATGAACATTGCACTGAACTGGGTGCAGCAAGGCTTGCATGGTGTTTATATTACATTGGAACTGAGCGAAGAACTCACTGGTCTACGCACAGCAGCCATGTTGACCAATATGAGCACCAAAGAGATTCGCAAAGACAAAGAAACAGCAGCTCTCAAAGTCCGGCTGGTGGGTAAAAAATCTGGCAGCTACCAAGTCAAGGCTTTGCCAGCACAGAGCAACATCAATGACATTCGTGCGTTCTTGAAAGAGTATCAGATCAAGACCGGACACAGAGTGGACTTTATCATGGTAGACTACTTGGACTTGCTAATGCCGGTGAGTGCCAAGGTCAGCCCCAACGACTTGTTTGTCAAAGACAAGTATGTTTCAGAAGAATTGAGAAATCTAGCCAAAGAGCTGGGTATCTTGATGGTCACTGCATCGCAGTTGAACCGATCAGCTGTGGAGGAAATTGAGTTTGACCACTCGCACATATCGGGTGGTATCTCAAAGATCAACACAGCAGACAATGTGTTTGGTATCTTTACGTCACGAGCTATGAAGGAACGTGGCAAGTATCAAATACAGTGTATGAAGTCGCGCTCGTCAACGGGCGTGGGGCAAAAAATTGACTTGGAGTACAACATTGAAACCATGCGCATTACTGACCTGGCCGAAGACGAACAGTATCAAGAGTTCAAGAAACGAGCACCTTCAATCTACGAATCAATCAAGGCCAAAAGCCAGATTGTTCCAGGCGAAGCCACTGCCACTGAACCTGACGAGCCAGGCAAAATCTCTGCTGATGTTCAAAGTACCAAACTGAAACAGTTATTGGGCAAGATCAAAACTGGCTAATATGGAAAATATTTTTTGTCCAATGATCCATGGAGGTCTAAATGTTGATCTCAAAGCCGACAATGATCTTGGTTACAATCAATGTTGTTTGAGCACTACACCAATGACTTTTATTGACAGAGACCAGGTCAACTGGAACTGTGATCAATTGGTCGATAATCGTGATAAAAACAATAGTAATCAATGGCTTTCTGGATGTTGGCAATGTGAAACTTTAGAAAAAACAGGTGCAAAAAGTTTTCGAAAGTCAATGATTGAAAAGTTTGGGGTAGATAAAAATCTAACCGGACCGCAACGGATTGACTTATTGTTTGATCGTAGCTGTAATTTGGCTTGCAGAACCTGTGGGCCCAAATCTAGCACGTTTTGGGAAAAACATTTAAAAGAAAATAATTTACCAGTGCGCAGTGCACCACCTTCTTATAGTGGGGAGAGAATCAAACAAATCTTGCAATCGTTGAACTTAGAAAATTTAGGCATGGTGCAGTTTTGCGGTGGTGAAACTTTAATGGGCAATGGTTATTGGCAAGTTGCACAGTGGTTGGCAGAAAATGCACCTAATCCAAAACAAAATCTTGAGTTAGGATTTCAAACCAATGGAACGCAACCCATCGATCCTAGATGGTTTGAAGTAATAGATAAATTTAAGTTAGTCAAACTAATGATCAGCATTGACGGTGTAGGCAATAAATTTGAATACTTACGTTGGCCAGCTAGTTGGAATCAAACAGTTGATAATATTATGACTCTGAGGGAAACATTGCCTAGCAATGTGATGTTTTTTGTTCAAGAATGCACAAGTTGTTTAAATTTACTTTATCACAGTGAAGTAAAAGATTGGGTATCCAAACATTTCAATACCAACAGAGAAGGAGACCCAGTTGATCATACAACACAACTGGCCATGCATGGATATCTTGATCCTAAAAACATTACTCAAGAATATGCTGATGTTATTGGCAAAACATCAATGGCACCTATACTTCCTAAAAATTGGAAGGAAAATCCTGAATGGATAAAATTTTTCCTCAAAGAAACTGAAAAATTTGATAAAATTCGAAATGAAAATTGGAAAAAAGTTTTTCCAGAGGTAGCTGAACTGTATCGTCGATATCTCTAGTTTAGTTTTAGATAATCATCAATATCCATGGCCGCAACGTTTTTACGTTCTACTTGCAAAAACTGAGATCCATCTCTACTTTGTCTTTGACCCTGTCCCACAATCACTGACCCGTTAAAATACTTTACAGGTCTATCTACAATTACATCTACATATTCTCCCTCGCCTACTCCCAGGGTAATAAAGTGAATGTACTGTTGTCGATCACGTCGGAACACTCGTGAGTTGGCCACTATGCCAGCAAACTGATAGTATTCTGAATACAGTCCTTGCACACCCATGTTGGGCAAAAATCCTGGTGAATTCCAAGCACCGTGCTCTCGAAAACTCTCCACAGGATCTTCGGCGATCCAATTAGCAAACCCTAGATCACGTAAATCCCATCCTGCTCGTTTGGCTTCGTTGCGATAGACCCAACGAGCATATGACCCTTGACAGTGCTTGAGAGCTGCTCGCCAAAACTCGCGAGGATTGTGGGCCTTTTGATAGGCCAAGGCCCAGATCAGCCTGCCAAGATTCACAGCATGAGCACGACACAGCCCAAAGCCTGACAGATTCAACATCTCTCGGTAGATGTCGTCTTTTAGTGGATGGTCGCCCAGACGATTCATGAACTCCATGACTTTTTCTTCGTTCTTTTTGGCAAATGCACGACGATACATGTCAGCTTCGTATGCATTGACACCGATCAGTTTCATGATGCGTTCTATGGCATCGTCTTCGCACACAATGGCACGTTCTTTGACACCGTCCGCAGTCCAGTCACGAAACCAGGCTGCTTTGCGTCGACCTTCCATGGCCACAGGCCGCACCAGGGCAGTGGCAAACACACAGTCTGCCACAGACGTGGGTTTTATGGCTCGGAACAATCGTCGCATGGCTGGGCTTTCGCCCTGGGTCACACCCAGCACATCGCCACGAGCCAGCAGGTCTGCTGTGGCTTCGTCTTTGGTGGGATACTCGTGTATCATGCGTGTAGGGTCAATTTCCATGAGCTGGCTCAAGCCACGATTGGCCAAGATGTCTACCTTGAGATGTTCAAGGTCTTCAACTTCGTTTTTGTCCAGCAAGATGAGATTGTCTTCGCGGAACAGGCTTTTGGGTAGCTGACGATCAAACACAATCACGCCACCACAGTGCTTGCTCAAGCAGCGAGTTTTGCCCATGAGCTTTTTCTCTATGCGGCGTGCTTCGGTTTCATCCACTCCCAGTTTCTTGTAGTCAATGTCTCGGGGCAAGCGTCCTCGGGCACCCAGTCTACGTGCTGCTTCACGACGTGCTGACTTTTCTTTGTATAACACATAGTTGGATATTCGGGCAGTGCGTCCAGGCCAAGCATCAAATATACGCTGCATGGCCAACTCTTGTTTGTGATGTGGCACATCAATGTCCACGTCAGGCAAGTCATCTCTCAGGGGGTTGAGAAAGCGAGCAAAAGGTATGTTCCACTCTATGGGATCCACATCAGTTATGCCCATGAGATAGCACACCAGGCTGGAGCCTGCTGAGCCACGAGTCATGTGGGGAATGTCTGAGTTGAGATCCAGCACACGCCGGATTTTGAGAAAATATTCTGTGAAGCGTTGAGCTACTATTACTTCAAATTCTTCTACTAGTCTGAGTTGGTATTGTTCTTGATCAGGACAAGGTCTGCGAAATTGTTTGA